CTCCCAAAGGAATATGTCCTCAAAGAGGATTTCTACAGAGAGATTAACAAGCTTGATTTAAAGCTTGACAGTGTAAAGGATGATATTGCAGAGCTTAATAAAAATGTAACGGCTCTGATTACTACCATACAGGGAGGTATAGGGAAATGAATTGCAATATTGACAACAAAAAAGAGCGTGGTTGGGTGCTGCGTGTGCTTGACAGGGTTTATCCTGACGGCTTGGATGTGGATACACTTAAAATGCAGCTTATAGATTTACGTTTTTTAACTGGTGATGTTGATATAAGAGGAAATGTTGCTTATTTAATTGATAAGGGTTTAATAAAATTAGAAACTGTGGGCAACAACAGCTTTAAGCGGGAGGTTGTAAGTCTTACGGCTATGGGTAAGGATCTGATTGACGGCAATATAGAGCCTGTGGTAGGAGTTGATATTTAATGAGCAGACGAAAGCACAGCAAAATTGACCAGCTTCCGCAGGAAATAATAACAGCCGTAAATGATGCCATAGTTAATAAGCGTAAGACCTACAAGGAGATTGAACAGTGGCTCAGAGCTGACGGCTATGATGTAAGTAAAAGCTCTGTTGCCAGATACGGACAAGCATTTTTAACCAAGCTTGAGAGAATATCAACGGCAAGGGAGCAGGCTAAGGCTATCATTGAAACCTCAAGCGGTGTTAAGACCGAAATGGGTGAAGCCACAAGTACGGTGGCATTTCAGCTGCTGATGGATATGCTTATTAATACCGAGGCAGACAAGGTTGATAAGAATACTCTTAACGCAATCAAGACGCTTGCAAGCCTTGAACGCAGCTCGGTAAGTCGGGAAAAGCTTAAGCTTAGCTTTGACAAGGGCGTAACGGCAGCCGCCGAAAGGATAAAGGAGCAGCTCAGGCAGGAGCTGGAGGGACACCCTGAGATTATAAAGCAGATGTGTGAAATTGCCGAAAAGGCAAAAAATGATTTACAGAGCGAAAGGTAAATTTCTTTTTTAGGCTTTAAAAGCCCATATTTGACCTTATTGGCAGATTGGTCTAAGGACAAATATTTATAACGCAAAATAACGGCGAATAACGCTATTATAACACTAGTATTACAAGGACACAAAAGGGTAAAACACAAAATACCCCATTGCGTCATTTTTAAATCCGACAAAAATGTTACCTATACGGAAAGGAGTGAGATTATGGACTGGAAACAGTGTGTTTTTGAAATGTACTTTGGTAAGCATATGGAAATTGTTGATATAAGCAGGGCAGTAGGCAGAAGCCGCCAGCACGTATCAAGGTATTTACGGCAGTTTACACAGTTTGCCGTTGAAAAGGAATGGCGCAAAAAGCAAAACCGTATTAAGCGGAATGAAAGCAAAAAACAGTGGGACAGGGAGCACAGAAAGCGTTTTACCGTGCCTGCAGTGGACAGTGAGTCATTGCGCAGAGAACATGATGAAGCTGTGAGGGTGTTGAGCCATGAGAAATATTAGTCTTTTAAGTGAGCTGATTGGCAACAGCTCAGCGAGGGTAGATGCAGCTAAGTCAAGCTTTTGGGAATATTGCAGGCTGATAAATCCAAGCTTTTACAGGGAAAGCAGGAGCTATTTAAAACAGCTTTGTACAGCTTTGCAGGCTTTGGTTGAAAAGCGGATTATATGGACAGAGGGCGGTTGGTGTATTTACGACAAGTATACACCCCTATCCGAAAATGCAAAGGTATGCAGAAAGTTTATGCTGAATATTCCGCCAAGGCATGGTAAGAGCTACACATTGACTCTGTTTGCACAATGGCTTTTCGGAACTGACTCTGACAGCAAAATAATAACGGTTAGCTATAACGAAACCCTTGCAAGCCGATTTTCGGGAAATGTAAGAGATGGCATAGAGGCAACCAAGATTGATGACGATATTGTTGTATTCAATGATATTTTCCCGAAGGTACATATTAAACATGGTGACAGTGCCAGACAGCTCTGGAGCTTGGAGGGCAAATATTTTTCATATCTTGGTACGGGCTTTGGCGGTACTATTACGGGTATTGGCTGTAACGTGGGTATTATTGACGACCCTATCAAAAATGCTGAGGAGGCAAACAATGAGGCTGTATTGGATAAGCAATGGAGCTGGTATACGGATACTTTCCTCAGCCGAATTGAAGAGGGTGGTATACAGATAGTAAATATGACCCGTTGGAGTACAAAGGATATATGCGGCAGACTTCTTGATGGGGAGGATGCAGCAGATTGGTATGTAATGCAGATGCCTGCCTGTCTTGACGAGGAAAACGGTATAATGATTTGCTCTGAGTTGCTAAGCTTTGAAAACTATATTGACAAAAAGAGTAAGACAAGCAGGGAGATATTCCTTGCTAACTATATGCAGCAGCCTGTTGATGTGGAAGGCAGATTGTATGAAAGCTTTAAAACCTACAGCGTACCGCCAAGTCATTTTACGGAGATTTGTGCATACTGCGATACTGCCGATACAGGCAGTGACTACTTATGTATGATTGCTTTTGGTATTAACAATAAGGAAGCCTATGTGCTTGATATACTGTACACACAGCTTTCCATGGAGTTTACGGAAAAGGCAGCGGCAGAGCTTCTTGAACGTAATATGGTAAATATGGCACGTATTGAGGCTAACAGCGGCGGCAGAGGCTTTGCAAGGAATGTAAGGGCACTGATGAAAACAAACCGTTGTAATGTTACGGCATTTACCAATACCAGGAATAAGCAGAGCAGAATACTAACCCAGAGCAGCTGGGTCAGCAATCATATTTACTATCCCGAAAACTGGAAAGACCGCTTCCCCGACTACTGGAAAGCTATGGTTACTTACCAGAGGCAGGGTAAAAATAAACACGATGATGCTGCCGATGCAACGACAGGTGTTGCTGAAACAGTTCAGCTGATTTGGGGGTTATAGGATGATACTTGACAGGATTAAACATAAAATATTTGATATTTTTAAAATTTATCCGGCTCAGAGCCGTATGCTCATTGTTAATGAGGAGATGACCCATATTAATAACGTGCTAAAAAACAAAATCCTATACAGAGGTAATGCCAATGAGATTGAGCAGTTTTTTAAGCAGGTATCGGGCAGTGTCAATGACAAGACAGCTGCCAGGTTTTGGGCTGTTGTGCCCGAAAATGGCAGAGTAAGGAAAATACACAGCGGCATTGTCAGCACTGTAATAGATTTCTATGCAAATATAATTGCGGCGGAGTTTGAGGGTGTGACAGCTGATGAAAAATGTATTGACGAAAGAATAAACAATATATTTTCGGAAAACAACATTGAGCGCCTTATTGAAAGGTCTATAACGGAAACTCTGGTAACGGGTGACGGCGCTTTTAAACTAAGTGTTGATAGGTCTGTATCCGAATTGCCTATTATAGAGTTCTATTCTGCTGCTGATGTAGAATATACCTACAAGCGAGGCAGATTATCCGAGGTGCATTTTTATAACGATTACAGGCAGGACGGAAAGACCTACAGACTTGAGGAAATATACGGCAGAGGAAGGATAAGCTATATACTGTGGGACAAGGGGAAACAGGTAAGCTTATCTAAGGTATCTGCATTAAGTGAATATGCTGATGTTACATACAATTGTGATCTTATCCTTGCCATACCGCTTAAATTTTTTGACAGCGACATTTACCGCAATAGAGGCAAGTCACTTTTTGAGGGTAAGGTGGAGGATATTGATGCACTTGATGAAGTTACAAGTCAGTGGCTTGATGCTATCCGTAAGGGCAGAGTTAAGAAATATATCCCCGATAGCTTACTGCCAAGAGATATGAATACGGGCGCAGTACAGAATATAAATGATTTTGATGATGATTTTATAAAGCTTACGGGAAGCCATAGCGAGGATCAAAAGGATACTATTACAATGCTGCAGCCTGCAATTGATTATGCAGCTTATGAAAACAGCTATAAAACATTTTTGGACTTGGTGCTGCAGGGAATTATATCCCCAAGCTCACTGGGCATTGACCTAAAAAAGACAGATAATGCCGAGGCACAGCGTGAAAAGGAAAAAATGACGCTGTTTATGATGTCAATTTTCGTGGCTGAAATCAAGGCAGCCTTGGACGATTTAGGAAAGCTTGCACTGATATGTGAGGATATAATGCAAAACAAAACACCTGATAATTACAGCGTTAAATCCAGTTTTGCAGAGTATGCCGAGCCTACCTTTGAAAGCCGAGCTGAAATATTATCCAACCTGTACGCTAAGGGAGCTATTTCAACCGAGATATTGGTTGATAGAATGTATGGTAATAGTCTTTCGGATGAGGAAAAGACGGCAGAGGTACAAAGGCTAAAGGTGGCGGAAGCTCCACAGCTTGATATGCCCGATGTTGGTGGGTGATTAAATGGCAGAGCTTGATTATGATATTGCAAAAATATTTGAGGATATGGAGCTTGACCTTATCCGCAGAATGAAACGAAGCTTGCAGAGCCATAAGAACCAAGAGCTTAAAGAGGGCTTTGACTGGGAAATGTGGCAGGCGGCAAAGCTCAGAGAGCTTAAAGCATACCGTAAAAGAAACGCTGTCATTATAGGCAAGTATACAAGCACGTTGTCTAAAGATATTGAAGAAATATTAAAGCAGCAGTATTATGAGGGGGCAGACAAAACAGATGCAGAGGTCAGAGCTGCCGTTGAGAATGGCTATATAACAAAATCAAGTCCTGATTTTGGCAAAATAAATGACAAAAAGCTTAATTCGTTGATTGATGCCGTGAATAATGATTTTTCAGAGGTTAAAAAGGCAATTTTCCGAAAGAGCATAGATGAATACCGCAAAACAATATTTACGGCTGAAATGAATCTTGCAGCAGGAGCAAAAACATTAAATCAGGCGATTGATATGGCAACAAAGTTCTTTCTTGAACGGGGCATTAATTGTATTACATACAAGGACGGCAGAAAGGTTAATATTGCTGCATATGCACAAATGGCTCTGAGAACCGCCCACAGGCGAGCCTTTCTTACGGGAGAGGGTGAACGCAGAAAAGAGTTGGGAGAATGTCTTGTAATGACAAGTCAATATATGCTGTGCTCAGAAACTTGTTTGCCATGGCAGGGCAGAGTATATGTTGATGATGTATACAGCGGGGCAGGTAAGGAGCAGATAGATCGTTATACGGCAAAAGGCTATAAAAGGCTTAGCGTTGCGATTGAAAATGGTTTATTTCACCCAAACTGTAAGCATACCTTAAGCACGTGGTTTGAGGGCATAAGTACAATGCCTGTGCCACATGATGAATCAGAGGTACGGCAAAAGAGAGAGCAGGTGCTTAAGGAACAGCACTGTAAGCAGCAGATTAAAAAATATAAGCGGCTTAAGGCAGGCAGCTGTGACGAGGAAAATATAAAGAAATATGATAAAAAGGTTAAACAATGGCAAAGTAAGCTGAAAGAGGTTAAGAATAATAGTATTGCAAATAACGCTGATAATGGTATAATAAAACTGACGGATGCCGAACAGAGAGCCATAAACCGCTATATCAGCAGTGATGCTTATAAGATAAATGATAAGCTTAGGAATAGCAAGAAGCTTTCCAATGATGATAAGGACTTTATCAGGAATTTGGATTCTGCTTTGGATAAGTTGCCCAGTTACAACGGTAATTTGGTTAGGGCTGTTGATATAAGAGATGAAAAACAATCGCAGATATTTACAGACAGCTTTGTTATAGGCAGAAAAAGACTTTTTGAAGAATATATATCTACCAGTGTGGATTTAGGATATAATCCTGATGCAAATATTCAAATATATATTCAGAATGCAACAAAGGGTAAAAATATATCAAAGTACAATTCTTCAGAGCAGGAAGTTTTGTATATGAGAAATTCGGTGTTTAATGTAATAAATAAAGTCAAAGTAGATAATAAAGTTTACATATTGCTGGAGGAGGTTAATGATGAATAAAAAACCGTATTCTGATAGGAGATGGAAGGAAATGGGTGTAGGTAAGGATGCGGGAAAGGTGGATACCACCGAGGAGGAACGCAGGGAGATAGATGCCCGATGCGAAGCCTTTTTAAAAGAAATGGGCGTTTTAAGAACTGAGGATAAAATTGAAGATTTCAAAATTAAATGAGTAATTGTCCCAAGCATGACGTTAAAAGGCTCTTTTTTAGTGCAATGAAAGGGGGATTTGAGTGCTTAAGTTTATAATATCAGGGCAGACAATAAAAAGGACGGACGCTAATAAGATTGTACAGTATGCGCAGGAGTATCCTGAGGCAGATTTTAATTTTGACAGCGACTGGAACGAACTTGAGAAAACAGCACAATGGAATATGGCAGACGAAACCTATGACACGCCGATAGAAAACGGCAGGGCTGTTGTGCCGTGGGAGTTGCTGAGGAACAGCGGTATACTTAATGTTAATGTTGTCGGTGTTGTCAAAAACAAGGTTATTACAACAAATACGGTAAGCATTAATGTTATTGGCTGCGGTATTGTGGGAGGTATGGTGGGAGGCAAGCCCTCTGAAAGCTTTTATACGGCGCTGAAAGCCGTAATGGAACGGCATGAGGAATATATTAACGGTCTTGAAGCTGACAGAAAAAACAGATTTGATATAAACGACCTGCTGTCGGCAGGTGACATTATACAGCCAAACGGCATAAGCGTTGTATCCGGTGATGTTGCTGACGAAAGAGCCGTAATAGACATTGACCCCGAAACGGGCATACGAATGCTGAACAATATGCCTAAAGACCGTGATTGGTATATCAAAATAGGTCAGGGTGATGAAAAGGGAGACGTACGGTATGGAATAATGTACAGGTCAGGCAGCGGTGATTTTTGGATTATGTGTGGCGACAGTCCGATTATGTGCCTTACCCCCAACAAAGCGGGTACGGATAATGTTATTAACGGCAATGAAACCCTGACGATAAATGCAGGCAACGGCGGTTATATATCCTTTGGCACTGCAAATGCAGGTATTAATTATACGGCTGCCACATGGACAAACAATTTAAAACAGTTGGATATAAATACGTCTAAGGGTGTTAATATTCAGGCTAATAATAATTCATACTTTCAGTCGGGCGAAAAAAAGCTTGTCCTTGGCAATGACTTTAATCAGATTGAGTTTAGGACAGATGGCATTGCAAAGTTTAAGGGTACAGTTAATGCAAGCGACTATCAGATTGGAGGAAACAGTGTTAAGGATAAGCTTAATGGTATAAATAATGTACTAACCAAACATAATTCATATCTCAGAGAAATAATTGCTTTAACCTGTAGAGATAGTTATATTAATGTATCTTTACTTGAAGAACTTTGCAGTGATGCAGATGAAATATGGGACGTGGGTATAACGGAAGGAACGGTTAATGCTTATTTTTATAATGAAGGAATATGTTATATTATTGGAAATGGGGAAATAAAAGACAATGCATTTAGTTGTGAGATGGATGGAGATGTGGATCTCCCTATGTATGAAGATGCGTATGTTAGGGGAAAGAAGATTACAAGAGTTTATATAGCTTATGGAATAACTAAAATAGGGGATGGAGCTTTTCGTGAAGATAGAGGTTTAGAAAGTATAATTATCCCAAAAAGTGTGACAAGCATCGGAGATGCTGCGTTTTACAGCTGCGTCAATTTAACAGACATTACCATACCTGACAGCGTGACAAGTATTGGTACTCACATTTTACACTTATGTCGTAATTTAGTAAATGCTGCTGTTTCAAATAACATAAACAAAATTGAGGAATATATGTTTGCGGAGTGCAACAGCTTAACAAGCATAATTATTCCTGACAGTGTAGCAAGCTTGGAGAATTGGGCTTTTTCGGGTTGCAGCAGTTTAGCAAGTATAACAATCCCTGAAAGTGTAACAAGTATAGGCAGTTATGCGTTTTCCGGTATCAAGATAGTGATTTCAATTAATAAGTCGGAGGGTAGTATAACGGGCAGTCCATGGGGTGCTCGTTCTGCAGATATTATATGGAATGAATAAATTTATAATGCAATTTTTTATTTGACCGAAAAGGACGGATTATTATATCTGTTCTTTTTTTATAAAAACAAGGAGGTAAATTATGAAAAAGGAATTTTTAACAAATTTTGGCTTAACCGATGAGGAATCAGGAAGAATTCTTGACGAAATTAAGTCGGAAAACCAACAGCTTGCAACACAGGTAA